CGATCATTTCTTTTTCCCTAAATAATGTTCCGAAGGTTCATAGTTCCAACGTTTACCTTTATGCCCCATTAAGGCAGCGTACCACATTCTTAATCTTACAATGAATTTTCTAACGGGTCGCGTCATTTAGCATATCCATTTTGTACTTTATAAGCTCGGTGTTCTTCTTGAACTTTTTCAAGAGTTGCTTGTAATTTTTCAAGTTGTTTTTGCAAGAATTCAATATTAACTTTATTGTGCATACCTTCTTCAATAGCTATTTGTATTTTTTCTATCTGTCCAGCCATGTGTTCGATTAACATGAACTGTTCGCTATCTGCTGGAAGTGAACCTAATTCTCCTCTCGGCCACTTGATTCTAAATTCATTATTCTTTTCAATATCACCACTAAGTGTCTTAGTCACTTGCTCTAAATCTTTTTCTAAAAGGGTTCCACTGGTTTCTAGTTTGTTTAATCTTTCAATGACGCCGAAATAGGCCCATACTCCTACGGCTACTGCTGCTACAATTGATAGTAGATTACGCATCGGCATTGAAACCGAGGTGCTATCGGATATTTTCATTTTTAATAAAGTGCTTAGTTAAGCACAATTAATAAAATTATAATGGCTATAACTACTGCACTAACTTTTTTATGAGCTAATGCTAATGAGTATATTCTCACTGCGTGTTGTTTTAGTTTTTCCATAGTTCTCCTAATTACAATTAGATTTATCTAAGTCTACAGGTTTGCCGTCGCTATGAAACCATACCCATGAGGAAATTTTAGTTCCTTCTTGTGTATAGGTACATTTTTTGCCTACCGAGCAGGCGCTTAAAGCGAATAGCAAAGCAAGTACTAAATAAAATTTATTCATTTATTCTTTCCTTATTATATGTTTTCTTAAGGCTCTAACAAGTCTTTCTATATTATCTACAATATCAATTAAAGCCTTATCTTTGATGAAATGTTGTTCTGCCTTTAATTCATCATATTCTCGTAGAGGAATAGTCACAGTGCGTGCTAGTCCTGATTCATTTTCGTAAGAAGCAGCTTCAGCTCGCTCTTGATCATTATCTATTGACATGATTCACACCCATCCTCGCAGTCACAGTTTTTGCATACACAAGGACCGTACACGTCTCTGTGTTCTTCTGTTCGGCAGTGACATTCGCATTGACAGTTTTTACACTTGCTCATTGTCCTCCTCTATAGATGATTGATTAATCGTAGAAAACTGTAACGAAACTAACGCCACCTGTGATAGTGACATAAGGTCCCGATGAACTTTCACAACGAATCCCAGGTTCAGGTATATCAACTTGATATTGATCCACTGCTCCAGGAGTATTAATTGTGCATACAACTGTGCCTGAAGCACCGCCGTTTCGAAGTTGAATAGTTCCTACATTTGAAGAGCCATTGTCATAGTAAATAGATTTTACTCTAGCTGAGCCTGCTACTACTGCACCACTGGCACTTAGCTGTGTTGATTTAATTGTTGTAAATCCCATAATTTTATCTCCTTAATTGTAAGCTCCCGAAGGAGCTCACAAAATTATTTATCTATTAACTCCAAGGGGTAACAAATGTTCCGTTACCATTTAATCGAGCGTCAATAGCCCACACATTTGCCGCTATTGCTTTAACAGTAATGTATGTACCTACTAAACCACCTCGAGTAGTTGCGTCAATAGTTAGGGTGTCAGCTCCACCTGATCCCCATGAAGCATTTGCTGCAGGGTCAGTAGCCGAATTGCTATACCAAGCTATGCCTGTGAATATATCAGCTGTAGATCTGCCTGCGGCAGTTCCAGCATTCAAAGTGAATGTGTTAGAGCTTGTTAGACTTTCCGTTACTAAAAACGAATACTCATATCCAATTGTACTTGTAGTATTTGGACTCTTTTTCTGTGCGTCTGAGCCTGTGTCTGTGACTATTTCTGGTAAGTTGAAAACTGCTGCTTGATCAGTAATTGAACAAACTTTACCTTGATAGTCATCAATATTAGTCGCACCATTAGTGGTACCACTTGATATTGCCTTCGCGTTGTTATTTCCAGTTGTAATGAACCCGTTAAGGGATCTTACTGGGCCGCTAAACGTTGATCTTGCCATATTATAATCCTCCTAGTTTGTAGATCTAGTCTCTAGGCCGTCGACTATACGCGTCTAGATCTAATTAATAATTGTATAGTTCTTGTATTATACCCAAAAAAAAGGGGCGATGCTAGACCGCCCCTTAATGTGATTTTATTGAAAAATCTACTTAAATTACGCCGCTCCTGGAGTTCCGAAGATTCCTCTAGGATCAGACCACCCAAAAGTGTATCTTTCTCTAGCTTTGAATCTCACGTTTCCAGTGTCGAAGTCGCCTTCGATAGCTGTCTTGATTGGTGCTCTAACGAAATGTTTTAGTCCGTTAGGTGCATCTGTAATCAAGAACCACGCATCAGTATCAGCTAAAAAGTGGTTCACATGATAACCTTGTGGAACCATTCCTGTTTGATAAATTGCGTTGATGTCATTATCAGCTGTTCCGACTCTTTGAGGGGATCTCAAAATTCTTTCAGCAGTGAATTGTAATTCTTTTGGAATTATCATTCTTTGTGCTTGAAGAGCTATTTTTAATCCTCTTTCGTCTACGAACGCTGCAATGTCTATCAGTGCTTGTTCAAGTGATGTTTCTGACAAATCAGCCGCTGTTGATAGCGCGTTAGACCACGTACCTCCAGTTCCTAGAGCGTGATTGGTTACGCATAAAAACGAACCGTCTCCTCCAGTACCCGAAGTGAAAGCATTATTAAGAACCGTAGCACCCTTAACTTGTTTAGTATGTGCCATTGATCTTGCCAACGCTCTTGTGTATCTAGCCGCTAGTCTGTCGTACAGATTATCCTCGATAGCTTCCTCAGTGATTGCAAAAGCGAGAGCGATTGTCTCGTTAGTGTATCTTGCTGTGTAAACTTCTTTCGCATCGTCGAAAGTTACGCCTGCTCCTTCAGATTTAGTAGCCGCAGCTCCAAATCCTGAAAGCATAACTTCTTCTTCAAACGCACGATCAGATGTTTCTGTAGCGAAAATTAACGCTGCTTCATTGTCGTATCTATTGTATTCCAGGCCGAATAGTGCATTCAAACCTGGTTCTAGTTCTTTAACTAGCTGTGCTCTTGATATTGCCATGTTTTATATGCTCCTATTATGCTAAGCCTGCCGTAGCAGCCTTGTAAAAGTGGTTATTAATTCTAACTAACACGTCTACATTTACCGCGCCTACTTCATTGTTACCTACATCTTGAGAGATGTCGATAGCTTGAAGAGCTATAGTAGTTGTAATACCTGAGCTAGAATAGTCTAACTGAACTTTCGAAGTGCCGGTTACGGTGTTACCCGTTACATTTGTTACGTTGAAATTTTTAAAAATATCAGCGACTGCAAATGCTCCATCTGAGTCTATCTTGTAAACTTGATCTGGTGAATCGATAACGAATGCTGTAATGTCACTCGCTGCAATTGAACCAGGATAATAGTTTTTCCAAGTAGGTTTCGATGTTGTCGGGTCTGTATAAAAGCAACCATTAAAAACGCCTACCACAGCCGTACTGCTAGTTGCAGTATGTCGTTCAATGTGTCCACCAGTGACTGGAGTTACCAGGTCACCTTGGAAAATTGCCGTTCCATACGAACTTGCTATACGATATCTGTTTTGAGCATTAATAAAATCGCTTCCATCTAAAGATCGAACTGGTTTCAGTCCAAACTTTTCCTCGACGTTAGCCATGTCTTAGTCTCCTTATTGTTAAACAAATATCGGTAATGGACTATTACAAAAAAATTATTGTTTTCGTCCGCCACCAAAAGTTACCCGTGACTGTCTATCTATATTAATAGGCATTCCCGGTCGTTGTTCCTTCATTAGATCACTATCTACCGCGGTTATTTGATCGGCTGATATTCTTTTAAAATAATCAGAGCGCGATTTTGCAATCTCTTCCGGTATCCTTGCCAACACAAGGCCTCCAACCCCAATCAGACCAGCGTATTTTCCTTCATGAATGTTAGGATATTCATTTTCACCAATTTCACTTTTCAGTGTATCGGATCTTAAAAATACCCAACCTTCTCTAAGTCTTTTGGATACATTAGCTGAATCCATAAAACCCATACTCTCGACTCTTATCCATCTTTGGACAAAGCCTTTAGGCGCTGGTGGCGCATCGAGACTGTTCGGTGGCGTCCAAGGTTGATTACGTTTCTCTTTTGATCGTTCCTCTGACGCGCGTGAGGTCTTTTTCACTTGCTTCATGCTTCCTCCTTCACGTATTTAGCGTATTCTTCTAGTGGCACCCCTAATTTTTTTGAAATAGCAACCTGTGA